CCTGTTGAGTGTAAACAATTTTTTGTTGCTCTTGATAGGGAATCAACCCCTGAGCAAGTATATACTTTATGTAAAGTGGCTAAGTGTGATTCTTTGTGGTCCTCTTACAAGAAACACTTTCATACTGATACTTGTCAAGTTGGCAAAGTCATTGAAGCTATCAATGGTTATTCGGAACGTGCTCAAGTTAGTGCGATTGATGCGAGATATCCATTAGCTCTTGATGAAATTGACTTCTTTTTAAAACCTAGAAGTAGTTTACCTCCTCTTCCTGTTGAATTTGTTGAAGAATGTTATTCATCTTCACATTCATCATCTTCATCTGAAGAAGAAGATGAGAAGGAAATTGATGTTCAAAAAGCTGCTGAAGAAATAGCAGAAGAATCTAAGGAAGGATCTGTAATCGAAGATTTAGTTAAACCTAAACCAATGTATGGTATGTTGGAAGTTTTAGGTCAATTTGTAATTAACTGTATCGAACGAAATAAGATCACCTGTTTCTTTATTTTCGCTGTAGCTGTTGGATATCTTACTTCTGTGTTTGTTTCTCCTTGGTTGATTTTTGTATCACCTCTTTGTTTTCTCTTTGAATGGGTTCATATACAGACCAAAAGAGTTAAGAAAATGACGTATGCAAAAGTTGTTACTGATGCTACTAAATATTATACTAAAAAAGTTGGTGATAAAACTGGTGAAGTTCGTGAATCCGCACTTTGGTGGATACCCGGATGGGCTTCTTTTTCTAATAAAACGAAAAATACTATAGCAACCGCTTGTGCAGGTGTAACAATCTCACTCGTTGGTGTTGTGGCATTTGCTACTGTTAGATGGATAAAGAGTCAAAAGAAGAAGGTTATGGAAAGTAAGTCTCCTATTGATGTTGCTCCTGCATATTTACAGCATATTTTAACTGTAATTGCTGGTGCTAGTCTAGTTATAGGTATGACTATTAAAATAAATTCCTTTTGTAATGCCGTCCGTGCTATCTCCGGAATGTGGACAAGTTTCTCAACAACTTCTTGGATGAAGAATTGGGATAAAGGTAATAAGAGAGAAATCTCTTCTGAATTAGATGATCATTATGATGAGTTAATAAACAAAAGAATATTGTTAGCTGATGACTATTATCCTTTTGTTTATACTTCAAAAAATAATTTAACCACTAATTGGTTGAAAGATGATTCTAAATTACCTTATATTGTTAATCATTATTTAGCTGAATTACGTAGAAAATTTCCTGATATTGAAATTAGTGATAATTTTGATATTGATTGGAAGACTAAATCTGCTCAACTATTATTAAATGATATGATTCTAAAGAACTATGCACCATGTACTGATATGAACTTTAATCTTTGTGTCGGAATGAAATGGTATAAAAATTGTGTACATAGTAGATCTCTTAATGGTAAAAGATGCTGGAATTCTTCAGTTCATATAAATAAAGAGATCCATGATACTAATGTTATGCAATCAAATAGATTACCTTATTATATTTCTGCATATTTAACAAAAATGGTGAAGTTACCTGATCCAAAATTATGTTATTATGCTTTATCTGTTGGAAATCAACCTGATATTTTAATATGTGCTCCATCTTTAAATGATGCTAGAATTACATATAAAAACAGTGTTCTTTCAGATTCCGAACCTACTACTTTACTTTTTAATATTCAAAGTTTTATAACTGAACACAAAACTAAAATTATTGGTGTTGTTGGTATTATTGTGACTATTTATGTTGGTACTTATTATTGGTATAAAAATAAATGGCACTCTAAAGAAAAACATGAAAAACATGAAAGTATAGTAGATAATAAACAAAGAAAAGTTCATGATAGGATTGACGAGATTTTATCTTCTGAACAATTTTTAATTAAAAAAGTTGATCAATTAATTTTTGAAGCTAAATATTCCACTAAAGGGCAAAATATAAAATTCGCTACATTAGCGAGAGATAATGCTAAATGGGATGATTTGGTTAAAACTCGTGGTGAGTTGAAAGCACAAAAAGATGAGATGTATGATTATTTATTAAATGCTACTTCTTATGGTTCTCAAGACCAGATTGATGCTGCTCATCAAGAATTACATAAATTAAACAGAAGATTATATGCTGTATCTGTAGAAATACAAGACATATATGATGGTAAGTATGATGCTGCATTTTCGACAAGTCATAAAAAACAAACCAAAGTAAATCTCGATAAAAAAATTACCTAATGCTGATAAGCCTAGAAAGAATTTGAATGTAAAACAAGAAGCTATTATTAAAAGTATAGAGAATAAAGAGTGTATTCATTACTCTTCATGTCCTCTAAAATTAGAAACTTCTGCTTATGATAAATGCCACAAGGTGTGTGGTGGTCATAATTGCATTCATTTTTCTGATTGTTGTCCTCCTCCTATTATTGTGAAAGAAACAACAATTTCAGTTGAATCTGGAAAGACTAATCAAAATTATTGTAATCGGTGCAAAAATGCAATAAATAATAAAACTGGTGAGTGTACAACTTGTAATAAACTTAAAGCCTCTCAAAAAGAAGCTCAAAATAAGTGTAAAATTTGTAGTCATATTCTTCGTAAAGATAATGGCTGTACCCACTGTGAAAAACATCAAGATAATGAATTTAAACCTGTTAAAAAAGAAAAAGAAGCTAGAATTAAAATTTCTGCTCCTTCTACTAAATTGGATTTAAATAAAACTTGTAGAACTTGTTCTTCACCACCATCTTTGTCTAAAGATGGTAAGTTTTTAATGAAATATTGCACTATTTGTGCTAGTAAGATACCTATGTGTAGAGGTGAAAAATGTAAATTGAAAGTAACTTGGAATACTGCTCAAAATAAATTTTATGATTTATGTATGGGTTGTAATCCTTCTAATAAATCTAAAGAAATTCGGAAGGTTCCAAAGTGCTCTAAATGTGAAAATGACGCTTTTTTTGATTTAAGAAGTAATTCTTATAAATCACTTTGTATGCAGTGTTATAAAGGTAAAGATTATATTGAAAAATTAAATACTTCAAATATACCTGGCTCTGCAAAACCTACATATAAAAGTGTTCTTGTTCAAGAAGCTATTGTTACAAAAAATCCTAATCCTCAGGGTGTAACAAAACAAGCTCCAGATATTCATGTTTCTTATAATAAACGACCAGTTGTACCTATGTATATTTATACAGATAAAGGATATGAATTAAATGGTATGATTACCATGGTCAAAAGAAATGGTCACAAACTTTTAATAACTTGTAAACATCAATTGTATGATAATAAAGTATGTTATGTGACTTTAAATGATAAATATGTAGAGTTAGCTTTTACGCATTTTTATGAACCAGATTTTGCTGCTATGTTATGTCCTTCGTGGTTTAATATATCAGAATGTGCTGCTCTAGAAATGGTTTATCCTAATGTTAATGAAAGGGATTATTATCTCTATACTAGAAAAATACCATCTTTAGAACCAACTTCAGTCTGGTGTTCATCTGTTACATTTGATAACTATGAAGATCCAAAGTATTTATTACATAAATCTGATACATTTAATGGTCAGTGTGGATCTCCATATGTTACTAATAATAAAGTGGTTGCTATTCATAATATGAGTGATTATGTACATAATAAGGGATTAATTATTCCTGTACAATTGTTCTCGGATTTTTAGACCCTACTCTCGAAAATCCCGAGGGTAGATTATTATTAGGGGTATCTGATTGTTTTTTTGAATCTTTTGCAAGTCTAAAAGGTTCATCTTTAGTTTCTGAAGGTGAAACACAAAGAAAATATCAAGAATTGAAACCTTTGGGTGTTTTAAATCCTATGTTTCGTAAGAGACAGATAGGAAAACCTCCAGTTTTACATGTTACTCCATCGATTTTAAAATCGATTTATTCAGATGATTGGGATTTATTAAAGCCCTATTGTGGAGAGTATTTTTATAATACACCATGTGAAGAAACTATTGAAAAAGCTGAAATGCGAATAGATGAAGTAAGACTTTGGCCTTTTTTGGATGAGTGTCGTGCTATGGCTCAAGCTGTTGCAGATAAAATGTTAGAAATACCATTAACTGCAAGAACCTGGTCTCATGAAGAGACACTTGAACATATGATCCTTGATAAAGGTCCATCTATTCCTTGGAAATACATGGGTTTTAAAACCCGTAAGGATGTGTATAATTCCAAATTATGGTTAGAGAATTATGAAAATATTGATTTTCTTAAAAATCTCTGGCCATTATATGAATCTTGTGGAAAAGAAGAACTTGCTGATGTGCAAGATTTTCATGATAAGAAAATTAGAACTTTTCAAACCACAAGTGCCCATTTACTTTATTGGCAGCTACGTTTATTTGGTGAAGGAAATTCAAATATGAAAAATTTTAAATGGTCCAAATATGGTTTTAATCCCTTTTATGGTGGTTGTGACCGTTGGTATCGTGAAATAAACGTTCTAAATGAAGATGGCTCAATACGATATAGAGTTCGTATGTGTTGGGACATAAGTGGGTATGATCGTAAAATCTTTCTGTACTGGGTTGCAGACAGAAGATTTAGATACTGGAAAGAAGCCAATGTTGGCAGTCAATTTACCAATATCGCAGAATGGGTTTGTGAAGCCTTAAAACGAAGTGTAATCGTCTTTATGAATGGCGATATCGTTATTAGAATGCGTGGTAATAATTCCGGTTCTGGTATGACAACCGTTAACAATATTGAAGCTGGCTTTGAAGTTGTTGGAGATCTACTAATATATACATATCATAAGAAAATGGGAACTTATCCTCCTTATGATATTCTCGAGAAACAAATGGTCGCCTTGTTTGGTGATGATAATGCTATGTTCTTAATGGACTGTTTTAGCTTAATGTTAGATGAGAAATTAGTTAAAGAAAGACTCCTTCAACAACATGGTCTTGTATGTAAATGGTTAGTTGGTGGAATTGAAAGACCTTTTGGTGATTTACCATTTTTGGGTTTCACGTTTTCTCCATATAAGGATTTTTTTATCCCAAAGTGGAACATCAAAAGGTTAGTCCACCCAATCTTATATACTCCTAATACTAAATCTATTGGTCAATATTTGCAGCAAGTTTATGCATTAATGATTATGTCATTTGCACATGCTGCGGCCTTTAAACGTATACGTATAGTATATACTAGATTGTTACAATACTACAGTGGTAGTGGACAACCAGAAATCAAAACTATGTTAAGACTGGGAGTACCCTCTGTCTATGAAATAGAACAATTCTATCTTGGATTGGAATCTAATTGTCAACAGACAATTTCAATGGCTATGGTTACTGGTGGTGGAGGCCCATTATTAAATTTAGAAATGAATTCTTATGAGTCTTTAACAAGTAATAAAACTTATGAATGTCCTGATCAGTGTCATAAGTGTTGTTCAATTGAACAAGAAAGTCTGGATTATGAAACTATTAATGTAGTAGGTGATATAGAAGACACCTTAAATCTTCTAAAAAATTCTAAGGGATGTAATCTTTTTGAGCAACCTGGTAATTACAATGATTATTATGACCACAAGAAGAGAACTAAATGGTTTGGTTATCGAAGAGAATGCCAAAATTGTTGGGATTATGGTTTTAACTGTACCTGGCATGGTGTTACTCATCGACCTACAACGGCACAG